CTTAGCTCTATGTTGAGGTCATTTATTCCGGGCCTAGAGAGTAGGCAATGGTGCCAGTATATCTAGCGGGGAATATGGGAGTGACATTCCATCAGTAACTTCTAGATTTAGCTGGTGCGATGCAGTTTTGGGGAGTAAAATTATAACCCGAAAGCACGCGTAATCCAGATCACGACGTACTGCCTGAAGATATGGCTATGTTCAGTTAAAAGAGAGCATAGAACGATTGAGGGAGTTACGACTTTGTATCAACGTTCACGAAGTGGGAGGGCGGATGAACCTTCCATTATTTGTCTGAAAATAAAGGTAAGTGTTGTGTGATGTAGTGTGTGAGTAAGCTATTTTCGAATAGGCTCTGATTGTGTTACAAGATGAAACTTTGCCGAAAGGCTTGTCGTGAGTGGCATGAAGACTGCAGGAACGCTCGCATTAAAACTGAAAAACCAAAACAAAAACCCCGGTCCTAAACAAAAACCTGTTAAAGGTGCAGCTAATGCTGTAGTTCCGGCTCCTTTGCCCCAACCAGCTCAGGCTGTAGTTGAAGCACCACGTCAAGATAAAGAAGACAATGCACGTGGCGAGTTAAAAGCGCATGTAATCGCAACTATGAAGCAATTGGCCAATCAAGTCCAACCACTGGTTGACAATTGTTTGTTTTGCAGGATTAGTAGTAGTCCAGCAGTAGAAGACATGCCAAAAATTTACAACATAGATTCTATTCAGTGGAACCTTATGTGTAAAGGATGTTTCATTACACTGGGTAGTATATACCGCAGTAGTGTTGAGAAACAGTTTGCCTTCGGTCCTCGAAGAGGTACAGGTAAAGTTATCATGCTTACTGAGGTTGTTCATCAGAATTTACCCCAGTTGCGTGAGAAGACTGTTTTACATTGGAATCCGAATGAAAGGCCACCAATTGGTGCTCCCCCTCCTCCGGTGTATATTGATGCTGTTGGTTTCGTTAACCCTGAACTAGTTAATTTTGAAACCCCGGCTGTTCCAATGATGTCCTATTTTAATTTCGTCTCGTTGCAAGTCATATCCCTGAAGAGTTATTGGATGGGTGTGGCTCTTCCGCGTCTTGATTGGAAATGTTTTGTCCATAATTATAAAAGCAATGGTTTCAATGAATATTCTGTACATGAGGATATGCGACCTGTTGGCATCACAAACCAACAATTGAAACGTAAAATTGTAACTAGACATGGGGTCACTAGAAAGACTAGTTACCGCATCAGCAATCCGTTGCTGGTGTTGTTTTCATTGCTGTCATTATTATTTTTCGGTTCTTTTTATAGTGGAAGTTCCTATGATTGCGTTGTTCCTCAACGTGATTTCTCAATTTTTCCTGGAAGTTATTCTCGTAAGCTCGGTGTTATTGGTATGAACGACATTGAACTTTATAATTTCTGTTCTTTAGAATTTAATTATCGAAATTTTGAAGAAGCAATGGGAAAAATTGACCCTTTCAACTATAATTTGGATCCAGTCATAGTTTCTACTAAAACGTGTGATCCAGATTCTGAATTAGCTAAAGACGGTCTCATTGAATGCGATCCAGATTTAGCCAATGAAGAATATGTACATTTTCCGGCAAATAGGTCAGTCAATTATAGCTCTCCTTTTGTCAATGATTACTTGTTGGCTCTTGGCTCTGTTCCACGAAACTGGTCTATGATCGGTATCGCTAAAAAGAGTTCAGCTCATCGTAATTTAGTTGAAACCATGTTAAACACTTGTAAATTCATGTCGTTGTATCATGGTCAAATTGAAAATTGTACATTTGTGTATCATAAATTCTTTGTAAATTTTGTATATTTTGTATTATTTTTATCTAATTTATTTTTATTTATTTATGTATTTATTTATTACCCCAACGTTAAGTTTTGTCTTAATGACATTAGCTTTAATATAGATCCATTGCTAGCATTAAATTTAATGGATCCAAGGACATTAGATCCTTTATTAAGTCATGATCAACGCACCAACCGTATTACAACAGTTGCTGCTAATATGAACGTGATCAATTTTAATCCAATTGATGTATTACGTAATAATCATGACCGGACGATGACGCAGTTACTTTGTTCACATGCCTTGGAAACTTCATCGAAGAAATTCCAAGACGAAAATTTTCAGTTAAGCTGAGTTCCCGTTTGGTGCTTCTCGGTTATACTGTTGAATCCGAACCTTCTTCTTTTCATAAAATTTTAAATCAGAAGGAGGGTGTAAAAATAGTTATACATGGGCCAATTTCCAAACAAGATGGAGCTGAAGCAGTTTGTATTGCCAAAGCTTGTGATGCTGTTGCACCACACCCTAGTACTAAAGATACTTTAACAGCAATAAACGGATTCAATAAACGTATCGCTGAGAAAATAGGGGATGTAAATCCACTATTAATGAAGGAATTCAGCCTCTTCGTTAAGAATTGGCTAGCTCTGAATGTAAATAAATTTAACTTAACTGATTATTTCAAGTTTGATGAATGGTTATCGACTAGAGATTACAATGAACAAAGAAAACAGCAGTTACGCGATGCCTGGAATGAGATTCCAAATGTTGAAAATCTTAGTGATTTTCATAAGTTCTGCAAGAGTTTTATAAAAGATGAATTCTATGAAGAATTCAAGCCTGCAAGAACTATAAATTCTAGAACAGACAACGTAAAAGCCCTAATAGGAGCAGTTTGTCATGCTATGGAAAAACAACTTTTTCAACATCCTTCCTTTATAAAATATATTGATGTTAGAAATAGGCCCAAATATATATTTGATAGATTGTTTGTGCCAGGATACTTCTATGCTGAAACAGATTACAGTTCTTTAGAAGCATCCCTCGATTCTGATATCATGGAAGCTTGTGAAATTCAATTGTACACACATCTTTTAGATGGTGGGTGTCACCAAGATGTGCTTGATTTGTTGGCTGATATGTTGGTCGACGAGCAAGTTTTGAATTTTAAGACATTTACTGGTTTTGTTGAATCAGTTAGATGTTCTGGTGAAATGGTTACCTCTGTAGGTAATGGTTTCACCAATTTGATGGTCATGCAGTTTATAGCGAGTAAAATCGGCTGTGAATTAGTGTGCGTGGTTGAAGGGGACGATGGTTTAACTGGAATCCCTCCTCAATTCGTTGATCCGTTGGTCAATTTTCCATTTGATCAATTGGGTTTATCCATCAAAATTAAAATTCATAATGAGCTAAATCATGCATCTTTTTGTGGCATAATTTATGATTTGATTGATAAGGTTGCCATAGTTGATCCTAGAGAATATTTAATAACATTTGGTTTCTTAAATATAAAATATAGAAATGCTCGAGACTCTAAATTACTTAGCATTTTGCATTGCAAAGCTCTCTCCTTTCTTCATCAATATGAAGGTTGTCCAATTATTGATGCTTTAGCTAGGAGACTGTTAGAATTAACCCGAGATAAAGATTTCAGGTGGTATTTAGCTAGCAATTTGGACTTGTATACAAAGCAGAAGTATGTTGCTGCGGCAAAATATTTCGGCAATGGTAGGGTTAAAGGCAGGATGGATATTTCACGTCATACAAGATTCTTGATGGCGGAGAAATTTGGCATTAGTGAGCACGAACAAATACAAATTGAGAAAGATTTATTTAGTGCTGACTTATTAAGTATGAAGACCAATATAAAATCCATTTTGTACATCTTACCTGATCATTGGGCCATGAATTATATAAAATGTGTCAGACCTAATGATTACTCGGTGGCTACTTAACACTGAGTTTTGCACCTCAATATCTTCATGAGTATTTTGGTGCATTATTTATTATCATG